CAATACGGATGCGCGTAGTTCAGCTAGGGTTTCCCGCGCCTCGTCGCGCTGCTCGGTGACGGCGGTTAGTTCGCGTTCAAGGGTTCGGGTAAAAATAACCCGAACAACTTCTTTTGGTAGCGTGGGAACTATTCCCATCCCACGGGATAAAAATAATTCTGCATCAGTTCTCGGTGTCGTTGTGTCGTTCATAGTTCGTTCGGTTTGGTTAGTTTTAATATACGGTTCAAATCGCACCGCAGGCATCCACCCTGTGGTAAGGGGCAGCTGCAATCGCATTCTGAAATATCCCGCCAGTATTCTAATGGCTCGATGGCTTTGATAAGTTTATCCCGCTGCTCGGTGACGGTGGCGAGTTCGGTTTCGAGTTTGCGGGCGAATTTTAATGAGCTTTCGTTCCCACAACAGGTCGCTCGCTCGAATTCGTCAGTTCTCGGTGTCGGTGTGTTCATTGTTTTTTGGTTGTGTTTATTAGTACCTCTTCAGCATAAAGGACTCCTGCTTGAAAGGAGTGCCAGAAAAGTCCAAGGATAAGCCCCAATAATAGGAAGGGTAAAAGAATTAATAAAAGTATAAGATTGAGTAGTGATTTCATGGTTCGGTTGATTGTTTTAGGGATTGGAGTGTGTCACGCAATCCCTCATACGCCAGCATGGTGTTATGTCTGCCCCTAGCTGCGATAAGTATGGTTGCTGCATTGACAGCCTCCGCCAGCCTGTCGCGCTGCTCGGTGACGGTGGTTAGTTTGCTAGGCACATGATCCCGTAAAAACCTGTCGGCTTCGTCCTCTGGGTTAACCTCGCCATCGCGGATTTCTCTTAAAACCTCCCGCGCCTCGTCCCGCTCACTCAGGATCATTTTTATGTTCGGGTGGGATAAATCCAATACGGATGCGCGTAGTTCAGCTAGGGTTTCCCTCGCCTCGTCCCGCTCGCGCCTAGCTTCTTTTAGCAACTCCCATGCAGCCAGTTCGTTGTGAATGGGGCTGTCGCTCCATGTTTGGGGTGTGTTCATAATCTACTCTTTATTCGTTATTCGTTATTCGTTATTCGTTAATCTTGTCGATTGATTCTCGTGCGAACCCGTATGCTAGAAGCGCAGGAACAATCAAGTCCTCCCACACCTCGTGTATGTTGAGATCGTCGTACTCGACACGTACCTCTGCGGAGTGGGCGTATTTAGGTTTAGAGTCGGTAGTTTGTAGTATTATTCTCATCGGTAACCGGAGGTTTTTTTGGCGACGCTTTTTGGCTGCGGGACAAACTGCTTACCTTTGGCGTTGCCTTTTGCCTTAGCTTGATTGGTGGCATTCTTCTCACTTTGGGAAAGTGCACCCCACGCCTTGTCAGGCAGGTAGCGTTTCTTGCCCTCGCTCGGAGAACCATCGGAGGTGCGCCACTTCTGCTCCGTCCACTTCTTCAAAGATTCTTGTGGCTTCTTCATGACGTGTAGCCACCTCCCTTGGCTTTGTATTGTTTGGCGAGAAGTTGCGCCTTGCGTGCTGACCACTCTCCTGCGTCTCCGCCGGAACTGCCAGCTTTGATCTTGTTGAACAAGGTCTTACGCATCGTAGGTTTCGTGTAGTTTCCGGCTGCGTTGACCGTAGACTTCGATTTTGGTTCACTCATGTTTTTAGGGGTTGGAAGCCCCTATCTACTTTGACCGCATCGACCTGTCAATTATTTCTTTAGAAAAGTTCGTCCTCTAAAAGAACGATCAATTCTCGAAACGTTTCGGCAGTGTCGATGATGGAGTAGTTCGGTAGGTCGAACTCATCAGCTACCATGTCTCTAAAAGCGGCAAACTCGTCAGGCTCGAAGAACGCTTCAAGCTCGTTACTAAAAGGAAGTTTCACGGTAAACCCTGTGACGTCTTCGATAATAGCCTCAAGAGCGTTTATGATGTAGCTTCGATTCATGTTAGTTGGCGATCTCGATTGTAGCGTGCGATCAGAGCGGCGTCAACCATTCCGTCGTGTGGCGTTTTGCTTCTAGTGGTGGCCAGCCATTGTTCTGTAGGCCACAGTTTGTTGGCGGAGGCTAGGGCGGCGACCTTGGTCATGCCCTTCGCAAGTCTCTTGCCGAGCATCACATCCTGCCACTCTTTCACTTGAGTCCTGATTACTTCAAACTGTTTAGCTTCGCACGCGCCTAGGATAAGACCGAACGAGATGCTCATGGACCGCATCGCTTGCGAGGACTTGGCGTGCTTGAGTGGCTCCTCAATGCAGACGACTATATTGTTCCTGTAGGATTCAAGCCAATCAAGTAGGGCTCTAACATCCACTTCGGATTTGCCTGCTACCATTTTGGTGGGCATGGATCTGTAGCTAACCACACCACCGTCAAACGCCGCCACAGCGCAAAGACCGCCACTGATCCCGTTGTCTACGCCTATGATAACGGTGTCCTCATTCATCTGACTCGTCGGACTCCTCTGCATCTATAATCACGGAAGCACTGCCGCCGTTGGTTGCCCTGCTGTTGTTGAGTATCGAGACGTCGATGGTAAGTGATCCTGCTCCCCCGTTACCGCCTTTGGGGTTGAGTCCGAGGTTGCGGCGGATTAGCTGGTCTAGCTCGGATAGTTCGCGAATGGTTCTTGGACCACGTACGTTCATCAGGTTGTCGCGCAGCATTTTGATCGCGCTCGCCGCGACGTAAGCCTGATACTTATCCGCCGGACTAGATTGATTCTCGGCCACTTCCAGTAGGGCCTGCTGTTCCATGTCTCGCGCCGCCAGTTTAGCATCGGCGATTACAGCAGTGGCGGTGTCATCGAGGTTCTTGGTAAAGGGTTCAGCGTCGCTGTCTGGTTTGTCTACGATTACGTCTTTAAGCCATCGGCCAATCGTATCGAAGCTGACGCCGATCTGTTCGGCAATACGAGTCTTCATCACGCCTTGCTGATACATCTCAATGGCGCGTTGTACTTTCGCCGCTTTGGCTTGCCGACGTTCGGCTTGTCCTTTGCGTAGCTTCGCAGTTGGCGTTGTCTCTTCTTTCTTTGCAGGCATGCGTAAGCGAGGTAAGAACATAAACTATTACTTGTCAAACTTTTTTAATGGGGTAGCCTCCACTCCACTTCACTTATGGGCCGACCAAGAAAATACGATCCCGACAAGACTTCAACCTCCGTGTTGGAACCTCGGATAGATCCCGCCACAAACAAGATGGACGTTGGGGGTTTCCTGATTCCTGTAACCAACACCCTTACCGCTCTGTTGTGGGGGTTTGCCAATCACCCAAGCAACAAAGCGAAGGAGTTTTATTTCTGGCGCGTGGCGGACTTGCTCTGGAACAGGGATGATTTACCTGAGCACATGTTCCTCAAGCACCCGTGGGCAGAGCAGATTGTTCGTGAGTGTATAGGTAACAAATATTTGGCGATTGGGGGCGCGGCGTCCAGTGGCAAGAGCCACACCCTTGCTGGCTACGGTATCATCACATGGCTGGCAAGACCAAGAGACACGCTTGTCCTGATGACCAGCACCACCTTGCGCGAGGCGCGGAAACGGATATGGGGCTCGGTGATTTCTTTACTGTCCGTCATTGACGGAGCTCCGATCAACATTCGGGACTCGATCGGGTCGGCCAACTACATTGACGAGCACGGTCAGACGTTTGACAGAGCTGGTCTTTCGCTGATCGCGGCGGAGAAAAGTCGTACGCGTGAGGCTATCGGTAAGTTTATCGGTCTTAAACAAAAGCATGTGTTGCTGATTGGTGACGAACTCGGCGAGCTTAGTGAGGCTATTCAACAAGCCGCGCTCGCCAACTTGAGTAAAAACCCAAGGTTTGATTTTGTGGGACTGTCCAATCCGGCAAGCAGGTTTGACTCTTTTGGTATCTGGTCTACACCAAAAAGCGGCTGGGAGTCTGTCACACCCGACGTAGATGACGAGTGGACTACAAAGTGGGGCGGCAAATACATCCGACTGGACGGTGAGCGCAGCCCTAACGTGGCAGCAGGCCACACAGTCTATCCCTTCCTACCAACCGCCGAGAAGATCGCGGAAGACAAAGCCCTGTTGGGTGAGAGTAGCCGCGCTTACATGCGAATGGTTCGTGCCGTGTTCTTTGACAGCGACGAAGCTGAGGGCATATATGGCGAGTCCGAGATACTCAAGGCGAACGGCATGAAGAGAACCGAATTTGTTGGTCCTTCTGCGCTGATAGCGGGGGTCGATCCGGCGTTCACCAACGGCGGGGACAGGACAATTATGTATACCGCTAGGGTAGGCCAGTTCGCAGACGGTCAATACGGCATGCAGTTCGAGGAGTTCATAAGTCTCAACGATGACGCAACCAACAAGGCGGTGCCGAGGACGTATCAGATTGTGCACCAGATTCGG